CACGGGCTCAAGCGCGGGCGGAATTACCAGCTTGCGGCCACGGGCGAAAATCTTCAGGCCCGCCTGATCCTTGAAGTTGGTGCGGATGGCGATCATCGAGTTCAGCAGGGTCGCCTCGTTGAGGTCAACCTGCGTCGTCGGGGCGTTCGCAACAGTCGCGCCATCAATCGGATGGGCCGTCGAGCAAAGCGCAACGCCGTCGCCGTTGACATTGGCGTTGTAAGTCTGCGCCGTGTTCAGGACGTTCGCGCCGTAGATTTCCTTGGTCTGATGGAAGCTCTCGATCAGGCCCAGGTTCGACGGATGGAACTGCGTCTTGTACAGGTTGTCGTCAATGGCCTTGCGAGTGATCGCATAGCCAAGGCCGATTTCGGTGTGTTCCTGGTTGTAAACATACCGCTCGCCAGCGCCGTTGTCGAAAGCGGTCTGGCCGCCTTCAGTCTTCAGCTGCGCGAGACCCAGGAAGCGGAGTTCCGCCGTGCGCTCAAGCGCCAGCTTCGAATCGTGCTTCGTGAAGATCTTGTCGTACTGCGACGGGATCATCTCATACTTGCCTTCGATACCACGAAGGCCCGGCAGGAGAAGGTCTTTGATAGCCGAAAGATTAACAGCCATTGGTCCCTACTCCCTTAGATGCCGCTAAACTGCTTCAGCGCAGCGTTGTTGAACGCCACGACGATGCGGTTGTAAGCAGAGGTGTAATCGTTGCCGTTGATGCTCTGGAGCGGGTTGGACCCGTCCGGGGTGTAGTTCAGCAGGCCCACGATGCGGAACGGCAGGACGTTGTTGGAGCCAGCGCCAGCCGGGTAGTTGCCGATCAGCGTATACTGGTCAGCGTAGGCGCCCGAAAGGCCGTTGGCAGCGTTACCGGTGCCGATGGCGAACCCAATGTTGTTGCCGATGCTGGCAACGCCCACGGCCGTCGCGGTCGTGTTGCTGTTCGCCGTCTGCACGTTGAACTGAGCATTCGGGTCGTCAATGACGTAAGCGGTGACGGACGCGCTGGTGTTGGAGTCGCTGCCCGGCCAATAGTTCGACCACACGGTGCGCTTCTGAGCAACCGACAGGTATTTGCAGCCAACGAAGATGCCGGCAATCGGGGTGTAGACATAACCCGTGGTCGCCTGGGTGCTGAGGGCAGCGCCCGAGTAGGCGAAGGTGGCCGTGGTCGTGGTGGCCGACAGAATCTGCCAAGTCCCGTTGAGGGTCGTGGCAGTCGTCAGGCCGGTCAGGACCAGTGCAGCGCCAACCGCAGGAGCGGTGGTGGCGGTGAACGTCGCGGTCACAATGCCGTTTGACAGGGTGAAACCCGAGATGGCCAGCGCCTGCGGCGCGGCTGCCTGGGCAATGAAACCCGTCCCAAGGCCCGTGGTGCCCGTGGCCTGCACAACCGGATCACCGAAATAAACCGGCGTGGTGTTGGAGGACGAAATTGCCATCACGACCTGTTCGTAGGTCGGGACAGAACCAGTCCCAGAATACTGCGAAAATCCGTTCGGGGCGTTGGTGTTCGCCATGACGGGTTCTCCTTCATAAAAGGAGGCTCCATCATCGCACGCCGGGGCGATGGGAAACCGGGGGATATTAAGTCGCCACCCACCGGGGGCGGCGTTGGGAAACATGGTCCCGTATCGGCACGATACATCATAGTATTAGAAAAGAAAAGGGCCGCTTTTGCACGGCCCTTTCTTTTTATTTAGGCGTCAGGAGGCACCGGAATCGGCTCGTAGCTGCGTTTGATCTTGGCCGCAACTCGCGGATCGCCGCGTTCAAACTGGCCCTGCGGGGCTTCGTTCAACTGTTGCTCTTTCATCCGCATCTGCTGCCGCGCCTTGCGCTTCTCGATGTCCTTGGCCTCATCCGTCAATTCCAGCGGACGCTCCATCAGAATCTGGCCGTCACGCTCAATCGTCGTGTGCTTGCCGCCCGTGGGCATCATGTGCGGCATACGCTCCGCCGGAACAGGCTCCCAACCCTTGCGTGCCAGCGCAATCTGATAGGCCGGGTCTTCCTGGCCTAGAACAGATTTGCGCTTCCACTCATACGACCAACCCGGCGGAACATCACGCGGATCAATGAAGTATTTGTCGTCGCCCTCATCCAGGGAACCAATGTTTCCACGAATTTCAGCTGCACGACGCGCAGCGCGGGCTCGCGGGTCTTCCTCTCGCATGGCCGGTCGCATGGCCGGTCGCATATCATCACGCGGAGCAGGAGTTGCCTCAATTTCCACGGTTGCGGGATCAATGTTGGCTTGCTCCATGGCCGACTTCAAAACGCTCATGGGGCGGCGTCCACGGCGGGCCGGGACTGGTGTATCGCTCATGGTCTATGTCCTAGTGCAATTTGTTTTTGGCTTCCCGCTGAATACGCAACTTCTCGCGGGCGTATTCCTCGGGCGTCATCTTCATATTCAGCGCCATCTCATGTTCAGCGGCCGACAACCGCATGCGCCCCGGCGTCTGAGGCGCCCCCACAGGCGTGCGGCTCACAGGAGCGGCAGCGGGAGAGGACCGGCGTTGCGTGGGCGCAGAAGCCTCGGAAAGCGGGTTGTCAACGCCGTCCGTCGTGGATACCGGCGCACGAATGTCCAACACTCGCTCAACCCGGTCAAAATAAGCGTCGGTGTCCGGGTCAAGGCCAGCGTTCACCGCAAGATGATGCGCCGCCTCCATCTGCCGGAACATGCGTTGATCACGGGCGTATTCAGGATGCGCCCGAACCCACGCTGCCGAGCGCGGCGTAAGTTGCGATGCCAGCGCCTCAACCGGATCCGCAGGCCGCTGCTGTGGCATTTGCGGCTTCGGGGCCTGCTCCATCTGCTGCTTGCCCAGCATAAGCTGTTCCAGCTTGTAGCGATTGGACGCGGCCGCCTCTTGGATTTCAGTGGCAGCATCAAAATCGCCCGCAGCCATGGCCTGGGCAATCCGCTGCTTGAAAATCTCCGCGTTTTGCTGCGCCGTCTGAATTGCCGTGTTTACAAGGTGGTAATTTACTTCGGAAACCTCGCTTTGGGACTTGTAAGCATGCATCTGCGCCTGTTGTTCACGCTCTTCCGCCGCCTGCCGAGCGTATTTCTCAGCTTCAAGCTGCTGGCGAAGTTGCGCGACAGCATCCGCCACGTCATCGGGCGATTTTGCACCCGATTCTACAATTTCAACTTCAATATCGGGCGTTTTGGCCGGTTCATCGGCTTTGATTTCAACGTCAATTTCCGCCGGTTCTGCTTTTTCAGTCATTTTGCCGCTCCTTACCACACATGATCAGGGTGGGAGACGCGGCCGCGCACGTTCACGTCGTCAAGAATGCGGCACAACACGGTTTCATTGGTCTTGTGCAGCGTAATGCTCCAGCCATCGGACGGACGAAAGAATACCCAGTCGCCCACGTTGACCTTAATGCCGTCAAACCATGAATTGGTGGGGTCAACAAAGGCCGCCGGACCCTTTTTCACAACCAATCCAACCTTGCCCTGGATTTCGTCTTCCTTGCGGGTCTGGTTGGTGAGGTAAATGCCGCTCTTGGTCTTTTCGGGGCGAACATACACCGCCACCAGCACTTGATTTTGAAATAGTTCAACGTCTTCCAGGCTGCCCAATTTGTCTCTCAAGTCCTGGGCCGGTTCTTTGTCGTGCATCATAATCATGGGCGGCATATAAAAACTCCTATGTTTCTCGCTCTTTGCCGTCGCAAATAGATTTTGCCTCAATGCAAAACTCTAGCGCGGCTTCAAGGCCGGATACTTGTCCAACCCTGCGTTTATATTCTGGAAAATCTTGCACGCCCTGTCCATACGCAAGTTCGTCTTTTATAAATGCGATTCTTTCTTCAATTAGACGGCGCAATTCGTAGTCAAATCGACTGTTGTAATTCAACAATTTCCGCTCCATTCAAAAGAAAAGGCGGCGGACATTTGCCCGCCGCCCTTGTGGATGCGGCTGCTTACGGGCCGTATTCCTTGATTTTTTCAAGGCGCCCTTTGCCGCCGCCGCCGCCGTATTCCATGTTTGGGTAATTGGCCCGACCACCGCGCTTCAGGCCGGGCGGCCTCATCGGCGGGCCACCAGCGCCCGGAGGCATCATGCCGGGAGGCGGCATCATGCCAGGAGGAGGGCCCGGAGGCGGGGGCGGCGGGGGCGGCGGAGGAGCCGAAGGCTGGCCACCCGGTCCCGGACCCATGGTCGGGCGGAACGGAGACTGGCCCGGAGGCATGCCACCCGGAGGCTGGCCACCTTCAGGGTGATGCGCGCCAATGATGATATTGACGTTCATTTTGCCCTTGCCGGCACGGCCGCCTTCTTTGCGCGCCATGCGGCCACCCGTGGGGCGCGTGCCCTCCTCGCTGCCGTCTGACACGCTCAACGCGCCGCCGTGCTTCTTGCCCGCTTGACGTTCGACATTTTCATAAACTGGTTTGCGAGCATAACGGTATGCTCCGTAAGCCGCGTCTTTTTTATCCCGAAAATTTGACGCGGCGGAAGGAGATTTGAAACGGCCAATTACTTCTCCTGTGTGTCGGTCATACACATGATATTCCGAAGGTTGGCGCGAAACCTCTTCTCCCATAGCGCCGCCATCAGCGGTGCC